ATTGGTTGTCGCTTCTTTGACCTTGTAAGTGTCACCGCTTCCGTAGTTGTGACTGTCAACACCCGTTCCGACTGCACTCTGACTGTTCAATGAAGCAGTCTCGATAATCATCGGAATCAGCCACACGTATTCATCAAGCAACGTCTGGTTCCTCTGATTCTTAGAATTGAAGTTGGTGATGAATGTTGAAAGAGTTGTGTTGACTCTTGGGAAAGCGTCAAACTTGCTTTCATATGCGCTGTTGGTCTTGAATGCAGAGATGTCAACATAGTCCTTGTCCTTGAATGCCTTCAGAACCTTGCATCCGGCAAACGGTTTGAGCGACATAAGGAACTCAACCTTCTCAACGCTGTCTTCCACTGTCTTGACAACATCATAGAAGTATTTCGGAAAGCGCACGAACAGGTTGTAATTGTTTGTTGCCTTCTTTGTCTCAAAGTCAGAATCACCTTCAACAGCGACAAGCTCATTGGTTGACGGGTCTTTCAGAACATTCTTGATAAGTGCCCACCAACTCAGTGACCTGAAATCGGAAAGCGTCTGTGTGGTTCCACTGTTACCCACATATCTGCGATAAGTCAAACCGACAGCATCATGGGTATGTGTTCCGGCTGAAGCAGTCTTGGTGAACTTGGCTCCGTAGATACCTTCAGCAGAAAGGCCGGAAAGCATAGCTTCAATTGCCGTCTGAGACGCAACAGCCGTGTTCTTGGCCTCAACAGCAGTGTTCTTTGCACTGACCGTATCATTGTAGACCTCTGTGACATCATCCAGTATTTCCTGAAGATAGATTTCCTTGGCCTCTCCATATGCTGTGAGAAGTTGAAGATAGACATCGCTTGTCGCTCTCTGGACAACTGCACGGCTTGAAACTGCACCTCTTGAAATGGTGATTCTGACCATTTCAGAAGTCTTCACAACCGCATCACTTGCATTCGTGCCCATCAGACCGACATAAATCGTGCCTTCATCCAGTGTCACACCGCTTGGAATGATACCGATTCCATCTGAATCCAGAAGAACCGCAAATGCTTCCATTCCCTTGCGGTAGAAGACTGCGCTCAAAGTCAAACCGCTCCAAGTAGCATCCGTGAATGTGAATTTGACCTCATCCTCATTCTCTCCACCGGAAGCAATCAACGGTTCACTTGTAATGGTCAAATCTTGGTCAGCAACCGAAACATTCAATCTTGTTCTTGTCATTTTCACTCTCCGTTCAAAGCTTTCATGGCATTGGCCTTGAAATCCTGATAGTTGTCATATTCGGACAAATCCTTCAGCAAGACACCGTTCTCATTGTCCCATTTCTCATAAGTAGCTTCATCATCAAGTGCCCATCTTGCACGCTGAAGAATAGCGCATCGGCAATTGATATCCTCTTCCGGAACACCGAAATCCCCCGGATACATGGCCTCAAAACCATTGATTGTGAACGGTTCATCAATCTCACGAATCTGACCATCAAGCTCAACATGGTCAGGTCTTGTATGCGAATCGAGTGTAGCATCCCACTGCTTCACCACATCCGCTCCGTTCTTCTTGGCCTCCGTCATACAGTCAAAGGCTGATTCATTCTGAATCCGGTGTCCTTCCGTCCTTGCAATCCTGACACTGTTGTAATAACCGCTCTTCATCTGAGTGTTTATCCGGTTTGCGACTGCAAGATAGCTTTCTCCGGTTGCGATTGCCTGAGTAATCTCATTTGCAATCGTCTTGTTCAGTTTGGTGATATCCACACCAAGTTTTGAGTAAAGCTTCCTTGAAAGCTTGGTGTCATGCTGGATTGCCTTGGTCATCATCTTCTGGTTTATCGGAATCAGAAGAGGAACACCCTGACCCTGAAGGTCATAAAGCGTCTGAAAGAACGAGCTTTCATAGCAGTCTTTCAGATAATCGGCAATCGTCTTGTATGAACCGTATTTCAGCTTCCTCAAAATGTCATTGACCTGTTTGCGCAAGGCTTTCTGATACTTCAACTGATAGATTTTGCTCTGCATATCATCGGAAAGCATCAGTTCCTTGATTCTCGCATCAATGGACTCCAAAGCCTCAACATAGCTCTTCTCCAAGGCTTTCAGGACACTCCGTTCACTGTTCAACCGGATTCTGGTAACTTCCTTTTGTCTACTGTTCATCGTTTCCACCGTTCAGAAGGTCTTCCAATCCGTCCATCTCATCTTCCGGATTGTCCTGAATGTCCGGCAACTTGTCCTTGATTTCCTCATAGTCCAAGTCAAGCTGTTCACAGATGAGTCTGCGCATCTCATCAGTACCGATGACATCCAGCAACATGAGCAATGTCTGAATGTTGACCTGTCTTGTCTGAGCTTCAGTCTGCTTGATTGAAGCACTGTCAGTCTCATTCGTGATGATGTTGCGCTCAAAGCGGAAGTAGACCTGTTCAATCCGGTAAGCAGTGTCATGCGACTTGTTGTAATCATCCAAGATGATTTCAACAATCCGCTTGAGGAACTGTCTGAGCTTGATTTCAAACTTATCGCACTTCAAATCCAGAAGAGCATATCTGGACTTGATGACAACGTTGGTTATGTTGCCGTCTCCGACCTGTGAACTGTTCAGACCCATGCCGAAACGATAGATGTTCTTCTCATCTTCCTGAAGCTTGACTTTGCGTGCCTCATACGGAATGTTGATGGTCTTGATATCGACTCCACCGTTTTCACCGAGGCCGATTGTCTTCTTCGTCCGGATGTTCTTGATAAGCTCATCCAGATTGTCACCGTCAAATCCGGAAATGACATACAGACCTTCCGTAATGTCCTGAAGATTGTTCGACAAACCGCAAGACATCAAATCGTAATCGTCAATCAAAGCCTTGATAGGCTTCAGGTCACTTGTGCGTTTCTTGTTGTTGTCCAAGCGGAAGAACGGAATCTGACCGAAACTGTCATAATACAGTGTCTCATCATCACCCTTTGTATAGAGGATATGAGGCCGTGGATTGAAATCTACGTCCTTGTCTTCCTCAATCTTTCCTTCTCCGTCCTGAACATAGAACCAAGCCTTATCCTTATCCCAAACCTCAATCTTGGTGATAGGCTGATGATTCTTGCCTATGCGCTCAACATAATAAAGAATCACATAATCGCATTTGTCCTGTGTCTCTTTGGCTCTGACCTCAATCAGACTAAGCGAATCAGCGCACTGAACACTGATTTTCCCGTCCTTGTTCTTATAGAGATACAGATATCCGGAACCCTTGACCTTGGCATCCGTCATGCAGTCCGACAACTCCGAATTGAAGTCATCGTTCTCATTCATGGCCTCATCCAGCACCTTCTGCAATTTTGGGTCATCCGACCTTGCATAAGGCTCATCACCTGAAAACAGATATTGAATGCACTGGTCAACAAGCTCCGTGAAGAACGGATGGGAAATCTTAATGTTCGACCTTGTTTTGTCTTCTACAAGATTCTCTTCCGCATCATAGTAATAGAGCTTGTAATTCTTGATATCGTGTTCGGCTTCATAATATCTCTGTGCGACTCTCGCATCATATTTGCGTGAATCACTTTTGTCTTCTGTTATGAACCGTTTGATTTCTTCAATCGTAAGCATCTTTCTCACTCCAACTTTCAGCAAGGTTGCTGTAAAAATCACTGAATCTATGAAGCGTCACCTCAAGCTGTTGACTGTATGTAATCAACCGGATTGTATTGACAGTCACCTCAACCGGAACCTCAACGTCAATCGTCTCAAGTGTAGGCTTCTCAGGAAACACAACCTCATACTCCGGCAATTCAGGATACACATACACTGTCCTGACAGTTGAGCAACCGCAAAGAACAGCAAGCAGAACGCATAACCCAATAATCCAAATCTTCTTCATCTGTTGAATCCCTCAATTGCCGAATTGTATGAATCTTTCTGACTGTCACTCTCTTTGACCTCAGAAATCCTTTTATCCGAATCCTCTTTGATTCTCTCCGTCTCATTGACGGTCTGAACCTTGCTCTCAAGTGCTTTGATTTTCAGTTCGGCCTCAACTACTGCCTTGTGCTTTTCGTTCAAAGCCTCAATTAACTTCTGTTCAAGCCTCTGATTTTCCTTCTTTCTGGACTTGCATACCAGAAGAAGAATGATGACAACAATCAATAGGACGGCACTCAATGCCATGAAAAAATACATAGTCACACCTCAATAAATCCATCGTGAACCGATTATCCACTCTTCCAATGCATAGCGCATCGCATCCATGAGATGATTGAAGTCATCAATCGGACGATTCAGCTTCTTTCCGAATTTGTCCTTGTCCCATGTGTAATTGCTGATTTCGGTAATGAAATTCGCACACCTTGGATGAATCAGAATCTCCAAATCCTGAATCCACTGGATTCCGTTGTTGATTGAATCCTTTCCCTTCTTTGCGGATTTGATTCTCTTCAATCCAAGCGAATCCAATTCCGCAATGCTTTTCGGTTCAGCCGAATCAGCAGTTATCTTCTCTTTTGAATAACCC